CAGATGTGCAGGACGTCGGGGAGGATGACTTCCGGGTCGATCTCCTTTCCGACGTAGCGTTTGATGAGGAACGGCCAGAACAACTCCTCGGTGACGTAGGCCCCGACGGTGAGGACCGTCCACGAAGCGTACTTCTTGCGAGCGCCGCTGTTGTCGCCTTCTTCGCGCCCCTCACCCCAGTCGATCCCGGCGAAGATCCGAAGGTTCACGTGATCGGCCGTGCGCTGGAACGTGAATGCCTGTGTGTTCTTGTCTGGGATCTGCTTGTCGGGCCAGCAGCACCTCTGGATGTCCATTCTCGTGACGGGGGCAGAGGCGGTGTCGAAGGAGAACCCCAAGATCTCGTTGTGGAACTTCGACTCGGGCCATTTTTCGAACGGGAGGACGATCTCCGTCCGCCACGCGTCGGGGGACTGCTTCCACGGCACCATGAGCTGGGAGATGTGGTACCCGACGTAGAACTCATCTGGTTTGAAGGAAACCCATTGGCCGGACTGCGGGTTGATCGGCTTCCCACAGTTTGAGCAGATGAGACCGTTCTTGCCGATGCAGGAGTCATCGAGGAAGTTCCAGTAGGTCGGTGACTTGCAGTCGCATGGAACGAGCCATTCATTCTGGGTAGACCAGTTCCAGTATTCCTCGAGGGTGTTGGAGAACGTCAGTGGTGTTCCAGCGAGCATCTCTGCTCCCTGGACTCCGGCGGCGATTCGCGATGCCGACAGGGACTGACTGATGACCTTGATGTTGTCTTTGAGCAGGTCCTGTGCTTCATCGAAGAAGACGCGGCTTGCTGGGATCCCGCGTGCGCGCGCTGCGGTAAGGAACGCGTAGCGCAGGAACATGTACGATCCGTTTGCGAGTGTCTTCTCGAAGACCTGGTCGGTGACGCCCTTCGCGATGAACACGTTTCGGATGAACGGAGAGTCGTAGATAGTCGGTCGAAGCTTTTCGTTGGAGTACTGACGAGTCTGCAGCGCAGAGGGGGATACGAACAAGCTTCGCCAGTGGGGGCGAATGACCGACTCGATCACCTGCATGTTGCAGATGGTGGTACTTTTCGCGACTTGGCGAGAACACTTCAGAACCATGCGTGGCTCGTCATCGTTGTAGATGGGGAGCATGAACGCATGGTTGTCGAGTCGTAGGGGGCGACCAAGATGGTGCAGCACTGCTTGGGCAATATCGCTCTTACGTCCGCGAAAAACAGGCCTGCCGTCCTCGTTGCTGATCTCGAGCAGCTGAGGGGACCACTTGTACTCTTTGCGCCACTCGACGCTAGGGACGAGAGAAGGCGCTTCGGGGAATGAAGTCAGGTCGAACGGGTCGCTGTCGAGCTCATCGGCGACTTCTTCGGCAGCAGAAGGTGGTTGCATCAAGCACCTTCCTTCTTGGCATCCTTCTTCGCGTCATGAGACGCGACCGTACCGCGCAGCTCGGATAGTGAGATGTGCTTCGATTTTGATATCTGAACGGAGAACAAGCTGTCGATGTTTGCTGTCGATGGGTCCTTGTTCTTCTCCAGTTCGCGCATGTCGTTCTTGGACGCGGTCCAGGCCTTGAGGCACGCGTCGTACCACTTCAGAGCTCCTGCTGATTCGGGATGGGGGGACGCCATTGCTCGCTTGAACTGACGGTATGCCGAGGTGAGCAGGTCGTTGATGACGACTTGGTGGTCGAGGTTTATCGGGATGTCGGCTGCATCTCTCACGTCGTCGAGAGTGTCCGCCGAGATTCCCGTTCCGATCAGGTGGCGTTCCTCTTCCGCTAGTTGACCGAGTAGGACCTGCCAGTCTTCCGGTGATGGGAGACTGACGTCCCAAAAGACTCTCCTGTAGAGCGACAGCGCAGTTGGTGTGGCCGTGATGTCGCACTTGTCTTGCAAGGTAGAGCAAATCTCGTCGTCGTCGGATTCTGCAAGGAGCAGCATTCCGCACAGAGACCGTGCGTATGCGTGCACGAAGATGCGGAACGCACACCGCAGCTCGATGCTTTCGATTCCTCCGAATTCCGGCTGGAACTCCCACAGCACGCGGAATCCTTCCGTGTGCGCCCACTCCAGGATTCCGTCACGAGCTCCGAGTTCGTCGTTCTTGGAGTCGATGTAGGTCACCAGCGCATACGGAGCGGAACGGCGGATCGATCCTCGCGCACGAGCGATCCACAGGTCTCCGACGCGAGGGAGACCGTAACGCTCAAGCTTGGCGTTTACGTCTGCGCGGCGCGAGACGAGAAATCGAAGGAATCGCTCGTACGGGTATTTCACGCAGGTTCATTGCGTGAACCCAGCGGGTTCAACGCCTGTTGGGCGCCCGATGAACTTCATGATGGAGAACGGAGCCGCAGTTTTGTCTTGGTGTTCACTGAGGAGCTTGACGCGTGCGACGCCCTTGAGCACCCGTTGGATGTTCTGGATTGCTGAACGCGTAGCTTCCTCGGGAATGTCGGAAGCTCCAAGCCGCGCGGCGAGCAGCAGCTTGGAGAGCATGTGTACGACATCCCACAGCATCGGAGCCGCGGAGGCGAACCGCTTGATGTTCTCCTCGTTGACGAATCCAAGGCTCAAGACGCTGTCGACCGTATCCGCATCGTCGAGGTTGGCGGCGATCTTGACCAGGTCGGCCATCGCCGGCTTGACCTCCGAGACGATCGCGGACAGGCGAGCATCCGATGCAGATTTGATGGCTCCAGCGGGCGGAGGCTGCCGAAGATGGTGGATCTCGAGCTGGATGCGGTGCTGTGCCTTGTCGAGGACCTCCGCGGTCTTCTCGTGGTCGAGCCCCCACGAACGAAGCAGGAACTCGGCTTCATGCTTCGGGAGACTATGGAAGTCGAAGTCGCTCGCGTACTTCGAGATGTCGCCACCGCGAAGCACGTACCGACCGTTGGACATCGCGACCTTGATCGGGTTCGTGTCGAGGTGCTCGAGCGCGATGCGCTTGAAGTCGTCGGGACCTTCGGAGACCGCGCACAGTCGCGGCATGCGGATGAAGTTCATCCGCGCCGAGATGATGTAGTTGTCGTGCGGACCCATGAGCGGACCGAGCTCGGGGCGTTTGCTCTCGGAGATCCGCACGATGCCGTTCACGTTCGGCGACAAGATGAGGTTTGCGCGGTTCCCCTTGTAATCGACGATGCCGATGCTCTTGATGTCCTTGAAGACGGTCACAGACGTGACTTGGAACGGGCTCGTAGCGAAAATTCGCTTCCCGTCGCGGTAGACGAACGTTCCGATCTTCCCGGTGTCGGGGCGGTCAGCCTCGAGGAACGTGTCGTCATCATCCTCGAGGTGAATGCCGGCGATGCGCGTCTGCATGGACGCGAGCACCTTGCTGAGGAAGAGCTTGATGGGAAGTGGTTTCCCGTCGAAGTCGACGACGTTGGGGATGACCCAACCCTTCGCGAGGACGCCGTCCGCGTCGCGTACCCCGTACCTGCCAAACTTGTCGATGGTGGTCACCACGCGGTCGTCTTGCAGCGGGTCGAAGACCCACGGGTTCTTGTGCGGACCGAGGTTGGCGCCATAGCTTCCGGATCCGTCTACTCCGCTGCCGGACGGGCCGTCGACGTCAAGGCCGTAGACGGGCTTCGGCGCCTCGATGGTGTAGTGACCGACTCGATCGATGTGCGTGAGGGGGTCGTCCTCGAACTCGTTGAGACATGCGGACCGCGTGTTGAGGAACTCCTTGAGCCCCTGTCGGTCCGTCGAGATGATGACCGGATCGAAAACCTGGTCGTTGGCCGAGTACAGGCGGTAGTTGTTGGGACCGTCCTTCTTGACCGTGAAGACCGTGGCGGCGCGCGCCTTGTTGAGGTCGTCCTGCTGGTCCTCTTTGGGCTTGTCCGGTGCAGCAAGCTTCTCGAGCACATGGAACGTTCCACGCTTGTGGAATCCGGCGAGGACGGACGGATTGCTCAGGACGGCCGTCTTGAGCAACTTGACATCCTCGAGACCACGAGTCCCCTCGATGAGCTTCGAGATGGGAGCAGAGTAGGAGTACTTCCCACCGAGCGGTGGGTTGCGGGCATCTGCGAAGACGTCGTCCGTCATGTTGGGCGGCGGCTTCCTGGACGCGAGGCCCACGCCGAGGCTGGTCTGGTAGAAGGCCTTCGAGACGGTGTCGTCGTTGAGGGGGTAGAGCTTCCCCTCGAGGAAGAACAGGTCGATCGGAGCCAGGTGCCAAGCCTTGACGATGATCGGGATTCCGATCTGTTTGCCTCCGCTTGGGTCTCGAGCGATCGCGGTGCCGAGGGCGTACCCCTTCTCCTCATCGACCTTTTGGAAGACCGTGGTGGTTTCGAGGTTGAGTCCCTTGGGGAGGTTCTCCGCCACGATGGCGGAGATCTCCTGCTGCCACTCGCGTACGTTGTCCGACAGCTTCTTGTACTGGACGCGGCGGAATTGCGGGTCTTCGGAGAAAAGGTTGTCCATGGATGCTCCTACAATAGCGGAACGACCGCTCCTGGCGGAACGGTGACCTTCACTGAGCCGATGGTGAACGCGGAGATCACCTGCGCAAGGGCATTGGCTTGTTGCTGGGGGGTCGCAGACGGTGGTTGCGGGCTCGATACGCTTCCGACGGGGATGACGGCCGTCACCGTACCTGCTTGGGCTGGGACTGCAAGTCCGAGCCAAAAGGTCTGAAGCGCCTGAATGAACAAAGCTGGTCCTGCGCCGGCGAGGTTGGGATTGAACGCTGATTCGAGCGCAGATGCAAAGGGTTGCTCTTTGGGTGTCGCTGGAACTCCGCCTGCAATTGCGTACTTGGTGTACGCGCTAGCCCATGTTCGCGCGGCATCGCGCGTTGTTTGAGGTGCTGTCTTCGACACGAACATGGGAAGTAGCCCCGCAGCAAGGACTGGCGTGGCAACCGATACGGGCATGTTTGGCTACACGAGTGTGGCTGGGTCCTTCGACAAGAATAGGAAAGTCGAAAGAATTTTACCAGATAGCTCGTTCTTCAGCGCTTCGAGGTCCGCAATCGTATTCGGCAACGGAGGAGTCGACGGTCCCCATGCGGTGTTTACCTTGAGGTTTTTGATGATGTCGATGAGCTTGTCGAGGGCCTCGACGAGCTGATTTCCGAGCACCGCGGGTTCATCGGCGGACTCACCTCCCCACTGGTATTTCGGCCCTTCGCCCACCCATGTTCCGTCGCTCTTGTAGGTCTCTCTCGTCACGATGGTCGCCGTTTGGTTTCCTCCGGCGACCACAACAGACGCCAGTGTGAGACGTCGGCGTGCATTGTTCTCGAGGTTGCCGTGAGCAACTGTGAATCGGTCGTAGGAATTCCCGAGCTGGTGGAGGAAGTGTTCCTCGTGCTTGGTCTCGGGAGCCGTCTGTCCTGGGGTCTGACGTCCGCGTGACGACAGGTATCCGTCTGCGCTTTGTTTGAAGTTCGCCGATCGGATGGTCGCTTGGTTGTTGGTGGGGTTGAGCAGAACGGAGGTACCCGCGCCGCCTTCCATGATGACTGCGCCGCCGCGCTTGAGGATGATCGTGGCGCCGCCGGCGGTGCGGATGGTCTTGTCACCTGCTGCGATGTTGTCGTCGGGATTTCCAACGACGGGCGGGTCATCGGCAGACTCGTCAAACACCGGCATGGGGTGGAACCCGCAGATGAACACCTGTCCGCCATCGGATGTGACCACGGCGACGCATGGGGAGCCTGCACGCGGCTTGGTGATTTCTCCGGTCCCCTGCGCGTCCACATCGGGGGATAGAACGTGTGCATCGCTGACGGCGAAACCATCAGTGGACTGAAAGAAGTAGGTCCCTGGGTGGTTGGGGTTTTCCTCGCCGATGATGCCGTACAAGATGCGGCCGCGGGCTGCATTTCCAAGTGAAATCCACGGTCTGCTCACACCGCCATGGTACATCAAAGCACTCACGAATCGGTGGCATAAGCGAAACGGTAACCCTAAGCATGCAGAAAGGAGCCATCCAAATGGCACAAGGTATCAACAAGGTAATTCTCATCGGCAACCTCGGAAACGACCCTGAGCTCAAGTCGATTCCGAGTGGGAATTCTGTCTGCGAGTTCAGTCTCGCGACCAACGAGAGTTGGACGGACAAGAGCGGACAGAAGCAGGATCGCACCGAGTGGCACCGGATCGTCGTGTGGGGGAAGACCGGAGAGAACTGCGCGAAGTACCTCTCCAAGGGACGGCAGTGCTACGTGGAGGGACGCCTCCGCACGAGGTCGTGGGAGGACAAGGAAGGCAACAAGAGGTACACCACAGAGATCGTGGCCTCTACGGTCCAGTTCCTCGGAGGTGGACAGGGCGGTTCCAGCTCCGGTGGCGGAGAAAGGAACGCATCGCAAGACGACATCCCGTTCTAGGGCAAAAGCGCTGGGGGACAAGGATGGGTGCGATAGGTTTGGTGAACAAGGTGATGTGGAGAGTCATCCGATATGTAAACACGGAGCCATCGGAAACAGTCCGTGTTCGGATTCCACAACCCATTTCAAAGGAGGTCTGCGTTCCGTGGAAGCTGCTTCCAGCGACGATTGCCGGAATGAAGGTGCTTGCGGGAGCCACCCCGTACACTGGGACGGTGATCGACTTTCTCGATCTGTCCGACGAAGACGTCGACAATCTTGAGAAGGACATCGGTCGCATCGAGGTCGTTTCTAGAGACAACGCAGATGTGATCGAGCACGACTCGACATTCATGTCCGAGGTCCAAAAGGCCATTGACGGCGCGAAGAACCTCGCATGCGAATGTCCGTACGAGGCTGTCGCCCGCGACCTGCGCGGGATCAGCCACATGACCGACAACGACCTGGAGATGTTGTTGGTCAGAGCGATGATGTAGCAACGGCGAGTCGGGGAGTAATCCCCGGCTCTTTTAGGCTATCACGGTTGCACGAAACCCTCGCTGAGGGTTGTGCAATGACTTGATCATGTCGCGATAGAACGCTCGCTTCGATGGCGGCTTTGCAGTGGCGCGGTGACGTGCAACGAGTCCAATGCGGTCGGTCGGAGGGATCGTTTTCGGCTTCGGCTTCGATGCGTCCATCTTCCATGCAGAAGATGCACTTGCTCGGAGCGCGCCGGACATCGCAACTCTCTTTGGAGGGGGGATTTTTTTTCGAGGAGAAGGCGGAACGGTGATTTTTTTGGGTGGTCGGAGTGATTTCGCCCCTGTCTTCTCGAGCTTTGATACTGAGTCATCCTTGGCTTTGTGAGGGTGGCGTTTCCCAAGATGCTTGGCGAGAGCGGTTGCAAGAATGGGGAACGCAGCACCGACAAGGTAGCTTCCAAAAGCGGGGCCAAGGACCTTTGCGATCTCCCACATGCGAATCCCAGACCTGCTTGCTCCTCCGAGAGCCTTGATCGAAGCGCGTGCTTCCTCGGCCAATTGAGGGGCCAGCGTAGCAGCGGTAATGACGGGGGCGTTTTCGTAGATCTGCTTCCGAATCCCGTCTTCCTTGTCTCCAGGCCCCATCAGCGCAGCGCCGATAAGAAGGGTTCGGACAAGCGTTCCAGCACCACTGCCGAGTCCAGCTCCGGTCGCGAGCGTATGTAGACCACGGCGGAGCTTGACGCTCTTCAAGATAGGGCTGCCGTGTCCGAGTTCATGAAGGGCGATAGGAACGGATGCTCGCCCTAGTCCGATGTGTTCCGGGATCGAGCGGACCTTTCGGTTGAAGATGATCTTCGGATCGAAGTAGTAGGAGTTACCGGTCCTATTCCCCAAAAGCGGGGTGAGAATCGGTGCAGTAACTGAGTGTTTCTTCGCAAACCTCGAGAGGATGTCGAGGTCCTTTTTTCGAAGTTCGCGGGTTTTCTCGATCGGGAATCCTCGGGTACGCGTTTTGATGAGGGGACCCATACCAAACGTGTCCGGCGCTTTCGCTCGAAGAGCCGCTACTGCATCGGCAATCCCGCCAGCGCCAACCAAAGCTGCGGCTGGAAGAACGTTTGGATGAACCAGTTTTTTGTCGGATTCGGCCATCAGTAGACTCCGCTGGTCTTCGATTTGCTGTCAGGCTTGGTTCCGCCGAGGACATTGGTGCCTCCCTCGGCGCCGAACTCAGCTCCGTATACGAACGCTGGGACTGGAGCGTATCCGTGCAGGTCGGACTCCTCCAGCTTCGTGGCTCCGCCAACCAATGCGCTCGCCAAATCTCGATACCCCATCTGGCTCATCCAGTCAGACCGAAGCAGCGGGATACGGGTGATCCCGTGGAGCTCCGGTTTGTGTCGGATCGGCTTCGGACCGACCTCGACGGATGACTTCCCAGCCTTCTGGAGGATCTCCTTGACACGCTCGTCGATGATATCGCCCGGCTTGAGTCCAGGAACAGGCTCTCGAAGCACATGACCCTCAGACGATGACACAGGGACCTTCCCGATGGTCTTGCGGTTGAAGTCCTGTACAACGGTCCACGGGGCGAGGTCGCCAGGGAGAAACGAGCTGCTCCCTGGATCGAGAACGCGCGTTGTATTGCCCACGGACCTGAGCACAGTCTCGATGGCACGGCGCTTCAACGGTACTCCTTGCCCGTGATAGGCACGCTGGATCTCGTCTGCGACGAGGTTCTGTGCGCGTCCGAGGTCGCCCGTGAGCTCAACGAGCTCCTTCGGGTGCACAATGCCGCGTGACAGGATTTCACCCTTCTTGACAGAGGCGCCTTTTCGAACACGGGATGAATCCCACAAGTCGTTCTCGATGAAGACCGGCTTCTTTGCGTCACCGATGTAGACGTTCTTTCCGCCTCCGCCAGGGGCATCTTCGATGCGCGTGACCTTCCCGGATCGCGGTGCGAGGGACGCCTTCCCGCGCTCGATCTTGTTGAGGCTGAACATCTTGTCGATCGCCTCGTACCCAGTGATCGCACCACGGGTCCCCGACAGTCCCCCCTGGTGGAATGTGCGCATGGTCATCTGCGTGAGTGGCTCAGACAGCGACTGTCCGTCTACGGCACCCACGTTGTCGCCAATCGCCGGGAGATGTCCGTGCTCATTGAGCCCGTAGCACTTCGCGCACGTCCCCTTCGGCATCTTGCAGTACAAAGGTGACCGAACAACGATCGTCTTCACCTTGAGGCGCTTGAGCTCCGTGAGCAAACGAGGGGTGATCTCATCACCTGCACGCGCGAGCGTTTTCCCATTGGCGCGAACGTCCTTCGCAAGAAACCGGTCGTTGACATCACGGCTCGTCACCGGCATCTCAAGTCCATCGGTCGTCATGCAGTCGTCATCGGAGATCACATTGGTGATGGCGCTCGCCATGATGTTCTTGTTGAACGCCCCTGGCTCGGATGTCTGCAGCTGCTTGTCTACGGCAGATGCGCGTGCCCCGTACAGCGTTGACCAATAGTCGGAAAAGGGGAGCCCCTCGGCGAATGAATGGGTGATGGGAATGGGGCTCTTTTCTCCTCGGTGGTTGTCCACCATGAAGGGCGCGGAGATAACCTGCTTGAGCTGGTTCATGTTGCCGCGGGCCCCAGAACGAACCATCAGGTGGAAGTTGTTCTCCTGCTTGTCGAGCGACGTCGCCACGACCTGGTCGAGTTCTTTGTTGGCACGCTCGACCAGGCTCGTAGCTTTCTGCTTGCCCTTGGGAGTCCTGGTCGGCAAACGGGACACCTCCGACAAGACCTTCTTGAAGATCTTGTCCTTCCCTGGGATTTGCGGAATCAGGTCGTCAACACCTACCGTAAACCCAACGCGGTAGGCGTGGTCGTCCCCGAGCGCCTTGAGCTTGTCGATGACCTTTCCGTGGTCGTTTGGGATCTCCTTCGCGACATCCCGCAGAAGGTCATCGAGCGTGCTCTTCGTGAAGACCGTCGATGCGTACTTCTTGCGGGCTTTTGGAGGAAGGAGCTTCCCGATCGTCTTTCTGCCTTCCGGGGTTTTCGACAGGAGGTAGAGCCCGAGCAAGGCCTCGTTTTGAGGCTTCAGCATGAGGGCGCCAGTTCCCGGGTTGTACAGGTTCTTGGACGGAAGCATCTTCCCTGCTTCCCGCACAGCATCGTCCAAGATTGGAACGTGCACCGTCATGGTGTCGCCGTCGAAGTCTGCGTTGAAGCCCTTGACGACGAGGGGAGGGATCTTGATCGCCTTTCCGTCGGTGATCTGAGGCTTGAACGCCATGATGGAGAACTTGTGCAATGAGGGAGCGCGATTGAGCATGACGGGGCGACCGCTCATCTCCTCCTCGAGCATCTTGCGAGCCAGGTCAGTACGTTTCTCGACGGCCTCGAGCGCAGCAACCGGAGACATTCCGAATCGAGTCACGAGGCGCCGACGTACGAACGGCCCGTACAGCGTCCATGCCATCCCCTCAGGGAGAGCCACCTCGTCGACGCCGAGCTTGGGCTCTGGGATGATGGTCCCTCGCCCAACGAGGTTCTGACGGCGCTTGACGAGTTTGTCCTGGAAGAAGCCGGTCTTGATAGGCTTCCCTTTGAGCTGCTCGACGATCCCCTTCGGGCGGCGCTTGGCCGGATAGTAGGCGATCGGAGACGTGAACCCGGCAAGTGCCTTGACGGACTTGTACAGGTCGCCACGCCACTCAGCCTTGATGGCGTCGGTGATGAAGGGGACGTCCTTTTGCCACTTGAGCTCGTTGTTGATGAGCCCGACGTCGCGGTAGAGCGTGTTGAGCCCCGGCGTCGAAAGCGACCCGTCCTCGAGCTCGGCGATGGGACGGAAGGCCGGCGGGATCACCGGGATCTTGGTCTGGAGGTAGGCCTCCTCCGGCCGCACCTTGAGCTTCTTGAGGGCCGCAAGGTACTTGAGACGCGTGTTGGCGGTATTGAGGGCCGTGGGCGTCTTGGCGCTCTTGGCCTTCTCTGTCCAGGCGGCGATTTCTTCGTCGATGTTGACGCGCTTGAGAAGCGTCTTGATCCCTTCTCCCCCGGTAACACCATTCTCGCCGAGCTCGCCGGTCTTCGGGTCTACGAACAACTCTCCACGAACGATCGAGTCGAACTGTGACGCGTTGAGGTTGGTCAGCGTTCGGATCGCCTTTTCGAACACAGGGTTCGGAATCGGCTCTGCGAGCTGGATGTGGCCCCACCGTTCTCCCATGCGACCGCCGAGAACCATCGAGTCCATGAGGCCGCCCGGTTCCTCCTTCAGGTCCTTGCCGCGAGTGAACACCGGTTTGGTGATCTCACCCGAGCTGAGGTTCTCGACCTCTTTGTCGGTCATCGGTCCAAGGACGAGCTTCGACCCTCGGCGTGTGATGTTCGCCCCCGCCCCCTTCATGTAGGCCTCGAACTTTCGGTACGCGAAGGTCGGCTCCGGAGGCGGAAGCGATTGGATTCCGACCTTCGTTCCACCGCCACGAAGCCAGTACCAGAACTTGTCGTTCTGCTCGGCTTTGTAGGTGGCCATCTCGCGAAGGTTTGCTCGAGCTCCATGGGCCAACATGGAGTACATGGTGATGAGGTCGAGGGACTTCGCGCCCTCTTCTCCGCGCCCCGCAGGTTGACGGTTCAGATCGTACTTCCCCTCCTCGCGTGCGGAGTACTGCGAGGTGACCTGCTTGGTCAGTTTGAGCAGGTACTGGGGACCCACGAGCACGTTGCCCAGAGGCTCCTTACTGTGAGGGTCGTATAGCGGCTCGACGTCGGACACCTTGTTCTTGGCGAGCAGGCTCTTGACCGTTCGTGCGTGGTCTTCGCCGCTGAAGTTGTCGACCTTGTACGGTCGTTCTTTGTCCGCGATTTTCGCGGCGGCTGTTTCCAGAATCTGCGACGGGTTGATACGACTTACCACGCCGGCCGGGTTGAGGATCACTTCGACGGGCTCACCATCCTTGGTGTGAGGAGCTTCCCCGTCGGGGATGATCTTCGTGACGATTCCCTTGCCTCCGTATCGATTCGTGAGCTTGTCACCGATACGCGCGGACTCTTCGGTCTTGATGTAGACCTTGATGGCTCCGCCCGTCTTGACGACGTCGACGACCTTGCCAGGAAAGTCGCTTTCCCATGTTTCCTCGAACCCGCGGATGGGAGAGAAGATGCCCGTCATCCGCTTCCCGGCGCGATAGTCCGGGTCGTACTTCTGCTCTCGAACTCCGACCCATAGCGGGTCGCCCTTTTCGACGACCGTCCCTTTCTTGACGACGCCGTCGTCGTCGAGAGCAACCAGCTGTTCTGGTTTCAGGCCTGTGGGCTTGTACACATGGTACTTCTTCTTGGAGATCTCGGTGTTGCGTCCGATTGACATCGCTCGCTCGTGAAGATGCTCGCTGGTGAGCTTCTTCGCGGCCGACTCGGTGATAACGATGCCATCCTCGAAGTTGTATCCCTTCCACGGAAGGTAGGCGACACGGAGGTTTGTTCCCAACGCCAGCGTGCCGTCCCGCGTAAAATTGGAGTCGGCAAGCACGTCATTGGCGCGCACTTTGTCCCCCTCTTTGACCAGCACGTTTGCGTGCAGGAATGACTTGTTGTTGAGGGGGAGGTTCTTGTACAGGTCGTACTCGACGTCTCCGTCGGCGCTCTTCACGATGATCTTCGACGGCGTCACGGACTTGACGACTCCGTCGACCATCGAGCGGATCGAGAACCCGAGACCGATGGCTTCCTCGACCGTGGTCTTTCCGATCTTCGCCTGAACAAGCGGAGCTTCCCTCTCTTTGAGCGGGATCGCTTGCTCGAGCATCTTGGTCGCCATCTGTCCGCGTACGCCTTGCGTTGAGGCAAGAAACGGGATCATGTTCGAGGCGACGGAGAACGCTTGTCGCGGGTTGGAGAGCACAACGTCGACCTCGGACGGATCGACGAGCTGGTGCTCCCCGTTGACGATGGCCTTGACCTTTTTCCCGATTGGTTTTCGGTCGCGGTACTGGTCCGGGAAGGCGACGACGAGGTTGCGTGCCTCCATCGGCGTGATGCGACGAACCTTCTTCTTCTTGACGTCGTATACCGTCGTCGTCAGCTGGTCTCCGTCCTTCCCTGCGCCGATGGGAAGGTTCATCACCAATCCGATCTTGTTGGAGTCTGGCGTATGGATCGGGTCGATGAATCCGAGCTGCGACGGATGGACCGCGCGCTCCGATGCGCCGACGCGCTGAGGGTCGGAAATGCCCCCTTCGCCCAACACCGTCACCTTCGCCATCCCGTTGATCATGTTGATGGGGTTGGTTTGGCCCGGGTTGTTCGACAGCGTCGACTGCGTGAAGAACGACTTCACCAGATTGGCAAACTGGTTCGGAGACAGCACATCACGCACGGACTTCGGTCGATGCAAAGGGTTTCGCAATCGAATGTTGAGTCTGCGTCGGACGTCTTCGAGTGGTGGGGTGAGGGTCCCGTTCGGTTTGACGAACCTCTCACGCATGACGTCTGCAAGGCTGAGGACCTTCTTGAACTCGAGCGCGTGACGCTCGTCGGGACGCCGCTTCCCGGTGCTCGCTAGCAGGAGATGTTTCGATGCATCGAGGAGAGCGAGAGGCGTGACCTTCTTGTGCTCCGATCCAACCGTGGCCTTCGTGACCTCCGGCATGAGCTCCGAGCCGTCGAGCTGCTCCTTGATGGCCTCAAGCGCTTCTTGTGCGGTCTCGTAGTCTCCTGGACGCAGAGCATTGGCGACTCGTTTGATGGCGGCCTCGGACGCTTTCGCGCTGATCGCCTTGTTGGCCGCGAGAACCTTTTCGCCCCAGACCTTGGCGAGCATTGCATCGGAGACCCCGAGGCGCGAGAGAAGTGGATACAACTCTGCGCGTACCGAGCCAGATCCACCGCCCGCATCACGAACGACGTAGAACCGAGGAGCTCCAGTTTTCTTGTCGGTCGTGACCTCGATGTTGAACGAGCGCCCCGGTGTGAGGATCTCAGCCTTGAACTCGTGGTTGAGTTTCTCGGTAACGTAGATCCCAGGTTTTCGTCGGAGCTGGTTGTTGATCTGGTAGTGCTTCCCATCAACGATGAAGCTCCCCATGTTGGTGCTCTTGGGAAGCAAGGCCAGCCGCATCTTGGATGCGGTTGAGATCACCTTCCCCGTCTTGTCATCGATGAGCTCAATATCGGCGTAGACGGGCACCCCCCAGGTTTTGTCCTTGCGGGCAGCTTCGTGTTGCCCTTTCCAGTCCGTGACGGACTTGTCGTCTTGCACCCAGACCTTCTTGGCGTGCAGTCGAAGACCCGTCCGAGGAGACTTGGTGTCGATCGCCTTCTTGAAGGCGGTCGCGATGTCCTTCTTCACTCGGTCGAATTGGTCTTGGTAGTCGAATGTCTCCATGGGTCACTCATGTATTCGCGGCATAAGCCGAGTGAGGGCAGGTTAGCAGCCCTTGGAAGGAGTCTATCACCTGAAGAAACGCCCCAGGAAGTACCAACCAGGCTTCGTCGTCGAAGCTATTGCTACCCTCCGTAACCTATCCAACAAGGAATCATTCCATGATCTTCATCATCAATCTCAAGCGTCGTCGTCTCGCATCGTCCGAAAACTCGGCCGAAATGGTTCTTCGCGATAAGCCCAAGGGAACGGGCATCTTCGGGAAGGTCTTCGGGTTCATCATCTCCGCGTGCATCATCGGCACCATGGAGATCGCTCTGGGATGGGTGGCCAACAAGGTGCGAACGGTCGTGTGGGACATGATCGAAGGGGAGAAGAAGGAGATCACAGTCGGAGGCACGGATACGCCGGTAGAAGTCGCAGCATGATCTTCTTCCTGCTGAGAAGGATGCGTGCGCGCGCATCCTCATCCAGCAGGGAGCCCCACATGATCGAAGTTCCGGCGCATGGGTTCGTTGTTGGCAGTGACGGACTCGTAAAGGATCGCCGGACGGGACCGATCCGGATGTGGTTCCGCAAGTTCATCGGAGCTTGCGCGATGGCGTCGGCTATCGCCGCAGGGCTCATGGTGTACATGCACTTCACCAAGAAGTGGAAGCAGGCTGGATTCCCTGTCATTCCCATCAGCGCGTTGGCGCAGATTGAACAGGCGAACACCAGCCAGCCCCAGGCTCCCACTTCAGGGGCTGTCCCGCTGACACAAGGGACGAGCGGTATCTACCAGGGAGGACGGCAGGAGAAGAACACAAGTTTTCTGGACAACCTCGACTTCGAGGGCTAGTTGACAGCGGCGTGCACGAGCACGCCTACCAGCAAGGAGGTGCTTACGGCAGCCGCAGTCCAAGCCACGATCCCCCCCCATCGTGGCTTGACGCGCTCCTCTTGATACTTCTTGTCCAACGCAATCAGGTCATCCGTCAGTTTCACTGTTTGCGCAAGGAGAGATTTCTGTTGCTCGGCGTAGAGGTCGACCTGGTCGTGCAGGAACCTAACCTGCATGATCAGGTTGGCCTCCCGTGCTTCGTGATTCTTTAGCTGTTCTCGGGCTGTCACCAGCTCGGCATCTGCGCGCAGAATGCGCTTCCAGTCCTCGATATCGGCGAATCCGCAAACCGGACCTACCCCGGCCACCGTATACATCGTGCACGGAGGAATGATGAACGGTGTGTACTCGTCAGCGTGTGCGAACGCCGGCATCGCGCCAAGTGCGAATGCGACCAACAGCGCGGAGATTCGCTTCATACTTGTCCTCTACGGCTCGTATGTCAGCGTCAACGAGACGCAGCTGCTCTTCGGCGGCAGAGACCTTCTTTTTTAGCGCATCGACCTTCGTGTTGGTGGCTTCCACTTCACGAGCGGTTGCCGCCTGCGCAGCCGCGAGCTTCGCCTTCGCACGCTCATGACGAAGACGCGCGAGCTCGCGGTTCGACCGCCACGAGATCCACGACCAGACCGCCGCCCCAGCGAGAACCACAGCCACCAGAATCAGGGACTGAACCCACGATGGCCCGCCCTTCTTCGTCTTGGAGTCGACGATGCGCTGGAGCGTGGTGAGTAGGTCGTTCGGATCGACCGGAGGTGCTCCGGCGGTGGGCATCGAGGTGCCCATCAGATCGATGTGGACTCGTCCTCGGTGAGCCGCAGCTCGAACAGATGAGCTTCGATGAGCCCCTCGAGTTTGTTGCGCGCGAGTGCTGGAAGCTTCTGGTTCTCGGCCATCTCCAGGGCCCAGTTTGCCGCAACTTCCATGACCTCGCCGCCTGGAATCTTCTTGCCCTCGGTGAGCTCCTTGGTCTTCTTCCGTGCCCACTCGGCACCGCGCAGAGCAGCTCGACGAGAGAGCGCCTCCCATGCCTCCATGGTCTTCTCGGAAACCTCGAGGCCGAGCTTGCGCTGAACCTTGTGCAGCGCCCATGTGGCGAGCGACCCGACGAACGCCACGAACACCGGGATGAGGATGTTCATGATGTCCGATGAGACACGCTCGATCGACGTGGGAGCATCCGCAGCGGCAAAGGCCACGGCGGGGAACAGAACGACCGCGAGTGCGCTAACGGTCGGCAGAAACACGCTTGAGCGCGAGATTGGTGACTTCATCTTCCATGTCTCCCTTGGTGCGTTTGGGCTTTCGTTCCCAGTAGTGTACGACCAAAAAAATGTCTTCTGTGGTGGTGACGATACCGTCGTCGCCGCCTTCACGAATCACTGTTTTTCTGGAGTACTCGCGGATCTGTTCGATCTTGATCCCGCTTGCGGCGTTGTTCGCACGAGTACGCAGATCTGCGTACTCATCCATGGACTCCTGCTCAAACAGATTGAACGTCTTGCAGTGGAAGGTTCCTAGGTGAGCCGACCCACCGCCGATTTTGACTTCGCTCACTTTGGCCATCAGATTGTCCCGTCCTTACGCCGAGGGGGAGCCTTTTGTGGAAGCGGCTTCATTCTGTCCGCTGCCTGGGACGCGGTCTCCCCGGGTCTCATCTGCGACAAGATTTGCTGAACCAGCCGCGCCATGTTTGGCATGCGACGCTGCAGATCGGAAAGAACAGCATTCTGCTGTGCCGGAGGCATCTTGGAGATGCTGTTTGCCCAGGTCTTTGCGATCCGCGATGCGTCGAGCTCGACAACCTTCCCGCCGCCGGCGGAGGTCCCCGCCTGCCCCGCGGTTTGCGCCTGCTGCTGCGCAGCTGCGCCCTGTGCGGCTTCTGCGGCCATCTGCTGGTCCGTAGACAGGTCTCCGCCCGATGGAGCTCCAGCGGGGGGTTGCGGCCCACCTGCGGCCTGTGGCGGACCTGCTTGAGCCTGCGGTTGCTCTGCCTGTGGGCCAGCTTGTGGTGGCGTCTGCTCTTGTGGTGGGCCAGCGGCGCCGGAAACCTGTCCTTGCGCTTGCTCTTCCTGCGACGGCTGACCGCCAGATGCCTGCCCAGAAGCCTCCTGGAAGGCCTCCTGCGCCCGTGCCTGGTACTTGGCCTGGACAATCTGGGCTTCTCCCTGAGCTTCTGTCTGGGCCTTCATCGTAAGCGCCTGAATGTGGTTACGAGCCTCGGTCTCCTTTTCAATCATCTGCTGCTCGTCGTCGTAGTCGAACCCGAGCTCGGTGAGCAGCGTGTGGTCGGAAATCTTGTTGGCGGCGTTGAGCTGGATGACGATCTGCTTGCGCTGGATGTCATCCGCCATCTTGAACTCGGTGAACCCGATGCCAACATCGGGCATCCCGAGGTACAACCGGATTCGATTCTTGACCCAGTCGACGAACCGAAGAAGAAGTCGGCGGTACAGCAAGAAGTGGTTCTCGAGGGTCCGCAGAGAGACGCTCGAGCCGGACCACGAGAGGCCTCCGAACACGAGCTCCAGCGGAACCCCCATGCCGCCGGTGATCTCCTTGTTGGTGACCTCGATTTCAGGGCCAAGAAGGAGCGCACGTCCGTCGCCGCCGAGGCGCTCGAAGCCGAGCGGAACCGACACCACGGAGATGTAGTTGGGGTCGATGCGCCACTTGCGGATCTCGTTTTGGACGGTCCCTTGCCAGCTGGACAGGTTGACGTGCTGGTAGGGGTCTTGCTGTGCGTTCGCCTGTGGGAAGACGAACTCGAGCGGCATGATTCGCTGGAGCGCGATGGCCTCCTGCGCTCGGCGCAAGACGTACAGGTAGAACATCCGCCCCATCGAGTGAATGATGAGGGGTTTGCCCCACCCCATATCCTGCTCGGCGAGCGTGGGCCTCTTGAAGTGGAACAGGTTCTGCTCGCTGAGCGCAATCGAGCGCTTCTTCTTGAGGGCCTCGAAGAAGATCGCGGGGATGTCCACCAAGATCTCACGGCTTCCGAGCTGGATGGCCTTGCGAATCTTGTTGGGGATTTTGTACCGGTACTTGGAACGACCGGTGATGGGGTTGTAGTGAAGGTCGATGTTGCGCGGGTCCCACCGAACGAAGTTGATCCCGGTGCGGTCACGTACGGGTACGTCGACGATTTTCGCAGGACCTCTCGTTCCGCACTTGGTGCACTCGATGGAGAACTCGAAGTTCCGGAACTCGTATTTGAACGACGGGTCGGCGAGCTTGAAGGTCGACTTGCAGCTCGAGCACTCGATCCAGCGAGTGAACGGAAGGTTCAGCGAAACGAAGCAGTTGCCGTAGGTAAAGAAGTCGAGCCCGACCTCTATGAGGAATGGCTTGAGGTTCAGCGTGTCCTCGAGGAGGTCGCGCCACGCTTCTCGGACGTGCTTCTCCTTGGCGTTGTACACGAAGTTGGTCACCGGATACTCGGCGAGCTTCGTCACAACGGACCCGATCATTGGGTCCTTGTAGAAGAAGTACTGACACCACCGGAAGAGCTCCTTCACGGTGGGCGGCATGTAGGTCTGAGCGATGTCGAAGAACGGTGATGGGTACACCGTCCCGCGACGTCGGTCGCGACCCCATAGCCCGAGAAGTTGGTCGTCGGCGGCCATAGCTCGACTGAAACGCTAGATGAGGCCTTCGCCGCCGGTGATGGCTCCGTGTCCGGTCACCATCCGGTACCCTGCAGCCCCCACCGCTCCTGCACGAATGAGCGCAGCCCGTTCGGCGGGCGTTAGGCCCTTCCATCCTTTTTCGTTGAGGGACTTGAACGCCTCGCTGGCGGTTACCTTTGGCGCAGCAGTTGGTTCTGCGCCTCCTTCACCCTTGTTCTTGTTTTTGCCCTTGTTCTTCTTTCCGCCGCGGGTTTTCGATGGAGCGTTCGCGGCTTCGGCTGCTGACTGTTGGGCGGACCGTCGTTCCTGCTCGACTTGGATGGTCTTCGCCTCATTGGTGGCCGCCGTCGTCTCCGACGGGGTAGCGGCTGGCTTCGTAGTCTTCTTCTCGAGGGGAGTCTTGCCAGCACTCGGAGCCTGGCTACTCGCAGCTGGAGTTTTCGCGGCCGTAGTCTCCGCAGAACGTACCGTTCGTTGCGACTTTCGAGCAGCTGCGAGCCCCTTGGCTTCCCTCTTGCTGGCAGCGAGAGCTCGTTCTGCGGCGCGAGCCTCTACTGAACCCGCGGGAGACGCCTTTGCGAGGTTACGCAACGCAGCATTCCGACGGCCGACCGCTTTCAGCTCCGCGGTTGACATCGCACGCAGCGGAACCTTCCCGCGAAGGTTGTACGCGCCCCCAGGACCGTACATCTTCTTCGCCTGAGCCTTCATGCGATTGAGACCCGCCTTTGCAGATTCATATCGCATGCTCCCTTTGGGATTTTCAGCCATTGCCCTTCGAAGAGTGCGCTGCTCGCGTGACATTTCACGCGCCATCCGCTGCCCGGCGATAGCCTTTTCCGCACGGCCCGCCGCTCGCCAGCTCTTTGCGCCGGCGCTAAGTCTTCGTGCTCCTCCGACAAATGGACGCGCAATGACTCGTCCTGCTCCCCTCAACCCCGCACTCGCTCCCGCACGAAACATGGCTCCGCCGCGGGCAAGTCCGCGAGCTCCGCGGCCAATACCGCGGAGGATCGCCCCGATGAACGCCTCCTTCTCCATGGCCGCGATGGAGCTCAGCTCGTGGCCGAGCTTGGCAATGTAGACGTCGACGAGAGGCTGAAATTCCTCTCCGTACTCAGCGTACGAATGGTCGCGCGCGGCCTCGAGGTCGGTCAAGATGGCCTCCGTCGCGACCTTGTCGAAGAAAGCTCCGAACTCCTCGGCGGTCATGTCGCAGTTCTCGGCCACCAGGTCGATGTACGCATCCGCTCGCTTGACCATCCCAAGCCCCCATCCGCACTCGCCGGCGGTCTTGAGGAACTCAAGATCATGGTTCACCTTTGCGGCGATCTTCTCGAAGTCTGAGGCAACCTTCTCGTGGGCAGATGTGTGGTTGCTCTGGACCGAGTCAACCATCGCGTCCATGAAGAACTCAGACGCATGGTCGTCCACAAGGTACGCAAAATGATTGGTCATGGTAACTCTCCGTCGGCCCACCACGAGCCGCGTCCACGTCCAGCAGCGGGATCATACCCCGATGACACGACCTCATCGCACTCTTGTTTGACGCTGTCGACCAAAAGCTGCACGTACTCTCTGCGAAAATCCGCGATCAGTTGAGCTATCCCGCGAGCTGCGAGGAGCTGCTCGTCGTTCATGATGGCACAGGTGGGCTCGTCGTTGAAGCTTGCACCGGCGCTGGCATCGGAACCTTTCGCCTCATCTTCTGCTCCTCGAGATACCCCTTGACCACGAACAGCTTCATCACGTGGACGTCGACCGGGTCGTTTTCGCGCCACTTGATCGTCGACGGGTCCCTGTCTTTGACGACCGTCCACGCTTCTTCGACGTCCGTCTTCAGAGCTGTCAGCCATACCTTTCGCTCCAAGAGCTCGCGCGCTCCGTCGAAGTACATGCTCGGAGCGTACACCCACCCGTATTCATCCAAGATCGCGGCCATGTAGGCCTTGACCTCGGTATCGAACTTCTCGTCAGGGCGAATGCTGCGAAGGATATGAACCGTGAAGGCGATCTGCGTCGGGGACAGTGGCTCGAAGACCCCGATGGTGGGGACCATGCCGTTCCATGCGAGACCGCAGTTCTCGAACGCATCCCAATCGAGCCACGGCGTATCCGTAACAGCAGCGAGACGCAGGGCGCCGATCTTGTTGCGTGTCACCTCCCCGACGGGACCAAAGTCCTTGCGAATCGCCCACCACAATGTCTCTGGCTCCCAGTCTACCCACTGTGTCTGGTAGCGTTCGTTCAGGACATCGAAGATAGCCAGGGGATGCGCTTGCTTGTCTGAGAACAGCTTCCCGTGGGTCTTCCGTGATGGCAATGGAGGTGCAGGGAGCGCGTCTTCTTCCGCAGGAGGCTCCGCATCGACCGCTGCAGGTTCTTCCTGAGGAGCGCTGTTCGCTGCAGCTTGCTGCTCGAGCTGCTCGAGGACAGACGGAGAGACAGACTCAACGCCCAAGGATGCAGCGGTGTCAGGGGTTAGCTCGGCGCCTGACTTGGAGAACGGCGCTTCCTCGAGAAGGGCTCCAAGAAACGCCTGTTCCGCGTCACTTGGTGTGTATCGCCCCATCTAGGCCTCACCGGCGATGATCTGCTTGACGAGAACCTTCTCTGGAGCGGGGAGCGACTCGAACACTTCGGTGGGATGCTCGGAGAACTGGCGAGCGAAGGTTGTTCCCAGGTAGCTCGCGAGCTTCGTGGACTCCTTGAGCTTGCGCAGGTCCTCTTCGGTGATCGTACGACCGTCGACCTGCGCTGACCACCCTTCGGCGGTCTTGTCCATGGTGCTCGCATATGGGTCGGAAAGCCCGCGGTCGTAGTAGCGGGTGAGTCCCGTCGCCTCATCGAACGTGCTGAGTGCTTGCGCGAACTCGTCTGTAGTGGTCTCACCGATGGCCGCGGCGAGCTTGTTGAGGACCTCGTGGGCCTTGTCATGCTGTGGAAGCAACGACTTTCGTTGCTCGAGGTGCGCGATGACGTGACGATTCCAGTCATCGGATGCCCACTTCTGAAGTGCTGTATGGCCGTCGACGTCGACCGACAGCTCCGCTGCGCGTCGTTTCACCGACGCCGCAAACCGATGGCGATG